AATATATAGCAGATAGGATTGAAGAGAATGGTGGTTCAATTGAATATACAGACCCATTGGTAATGGCTATTGGAGCTGAAGATGTTCTTGGTTTTGACCGAGTTCGTATCGGTGGAAAACATACTCAGAAAGGTATCCAAAAGTCTAAGTCAGCTACTCAATATAAATATGTAGATGTAGACCTGACAGATTGGAGTAAAGTAGAAATTGGTCAATTAGGATTACTACTTAATCCAGAAGATGAAAAGAAAAGAAAAGAAAATGATAATGATGATTATGAGAAACAATTACTTGGGTTATATGAAGAATATGGAATCAAACCATTTGAATATGAAGCTTCTCAAATGCTCGTTGGTTTTGGACTAAATTCACGAACTCGTGGTGTAATAGCCAATAGAGTTCAGAAGAAAGTTGAAGATGTCGAATACGAACAAATGACTGGAAAGGTTTGGAAAAAATGGAATGTAATGTCAGCTGAAGCCCAAGACCTTAAGGCAGAATACAGACTTTCAGATAAAACATTAGTAATAATGATGACATCAGCTAAGATGAGTATGGACAATATTCAGAACAAGTTGTTATATTCAGACTACGATAAAGTCGTAGTAGTGGTTCATCACCCATCAAAAGATTGGAAGACAGCTTGGGCAAAAACAAATCAAAAGAAATACTATGATTTGATGGAAAAGTTCGTTGAACCAGCTGGATATGATTTTGAATTTGAAGAAGCTTCAACACACGAGTCAGATAATTCATAATGTCTATCGATAGATTCACATCAGACGATAAAGAATGCAAGTATAAGATACTCGTGTATCCAAACATTACTTTCCAAAAGGATTTAGAAAAGGATAGTTATGTTGTCGTGCTTGGAAACATCATTAAAGAAATGAATAAGATAAGAACTGACTTACATTGGACAATATTGTCACCAGAACTTATACCGAGTTTACAATTTGACAATACCGACCAATTAATAGTTCCACAGATGTCTTATCCAAATTCTATGAGAATGGCATTTCCATTTAAAGAAGTGTTCAAAGCAATCAATTGGAAACATACTGATTATGATATTTTATATTCACATTTACCAGAACATACTGGTCAGTTAAAAAATTTACTTTTCAACACAACCGATATATGTCCTACAATTATTGGATATACTCATTGGACTGAATTTAAAGAGATAACCAACTATGAATATGAGGTTGGTTTAGCATTTAATATAATCGGTTTACTACAAATGGAAAAGTGTGGTATCAATACACAAGCACAAAAAGAACTTGTATTGAAAAATGCTAAAGAACATTTTAATGATAATGTCGTTAAACAATTAGATGATATTCTTAAACCACAATATCTCGGATGGGAAACACCAAACTATGAACAACAAACAACAGACAAAAATATAGTTGTTTATAATCACCGACCACACACATATAAAAATTATCCCTGGTTTTTAGAACAGATGGATAAACTTTGGGAACAAAGACAAGACTTTGAAGTATGGGTGCCATTAGCAGAATCAAAAGAAAGAGAATATATTACAATTGATAAGTATGATAGGTTTGGGTATTTTTCTAAACTATCATCTTGTAAAGTTGGAGTTTGTTGTAAACAAAAGTATGAGGGTTGGGCAATATCTGCTACTGACGGAATGAGTGTCGGAGTTCCTTATATGTTTTCAGATGACGGAAGTTATCACGAGTTAGCAGATGACGCTGGAATATATTATAATGATTCAAATACTTTTCTTGATTCAATGAATAAAGTATTAGATGATAAAGAATTTAGAAACGAGTATTCAGAAAAATCATTACAAAGATTTCAAGATAGTAAATGGGAAAAACAAATTTTAAAAATTAATGATATGTTTCAAGGCGCTATTGATAATTTAAATACAATTAAAAGAACTGAATCATATGATAAGATAGTAGACTTTATCAGAACTAAAAAATCCGTAACCAAAAATGAGATATTATTACATATGGGTTGGGGAGTAAGAATTGGGTTTACTTCATATAGAAATAGATTAAGAAATGAAACAGATATAAAATTTACAAAAAATAGATACGAGGTTATAGAAAAATGAAGCAATTAACAGAACAAAAAATACAAAGCAATTGGACGGACTTACGAACAATTATCAACAATACATTTACAGGAGATAGATTAGAAAAACTCAACAAAATGTATGATGATTTTGAGGACAGAATGGTAGTGGCGCCAGCAAGTGGTAAAGCAGCATTTCACAACGCTATGGTGGGTGGATATGTAGAACATATATTACACGTAGTCAATATGTCACAACAGATTAGAGATACTTGGGAATCCAATGGAGCAACAATTAACTTTACTAATGAAGAATTAGTATTTGCAGCTCTACATCACGACTTAGGTAAAGTTGGGGATTTACAAGGTAATGATTATTATGTCGTTCAAGATAATGATTGGAGAGTAAAAAATATGGGAGAGATTTATACACACAATAATAATCTATCTTCTTATATGAATGTTACGGATAGGTCATTATTTATTTTACAACATTATGGAATAGATATGACGGAGTGGGAATATCTTGGATTGATGTTAACAGACGGACTTTACGAAGACGCTAATGAAAAATATCTTAAAGGATATAATCCAGCTTGGAGATTGAAAAGTAATATCGCTTACATTTTACACCAAGCAGATATGATGGCGACTCATACCGAATATGATGAATGGCATCGTCAAGATAAAAAGGAATCACAAAAGGTTATGAAATCAGTAACAAACATTAAAGCAGCAGTTGATACACAAGTAAAAGAAAAGTTTACCAAGTCAACAGACGCTAAAGATATATTTAACGAACTATTTGGGGAGGCAAAAAAGTGATTTATTTTTTAATAATATTAATTCTCTTGACTTTGGTTGAAAGTTATGTTATATTTAACTTAACGAGAAAAACTGAACGATTAGAAACTTGGATAGAAGATTACGCACAACGAGTAATTGATACACAAGCAACATTAAAACAAATTGACGACAAAGGAAACTTTGAAGCTGACGATGAGGTAGGAATTGTATTCCAATCAATCAAAGCTACCGTAGATGAATTAAACGAAATAACAGAAAAGGAAGTATAAATGCCAAGAAAAGCAGCAAAGACATCACCAAGATATTACTTTACACAAGATACAGAAAATGCTATCATAAGACACAATAAAGAAACTCGTCCTCATATGAGGGAGAGAATTTATAATGAACATATCAGAAATGCCTTTGAAAAGCTGGCAGAAAATATAATTCATACATTTAAGTTTTATTACTTTGATGTTCCATCAGATGATGTGAAACACGAAGTAGTATCGTTCTTGTATATGAATATGCATAAGTTTACCGAAGGTAAAGGAAAAGCATTCTCATACTTTAGTATTGTTGCTAAGAACTATTTGATTCTACACAACAATAATAATTACAAGAAGATGAAACAAACTGACGGAGAAGAAGTTACTGATTACAAACGTGACCCCGTTAAAGAAGCAACACGAGCTGACTTAATCACAGCAAAGAAAGAATATCTTGATTTGTTCATTGAGTATTGGGCAAATAACTTAACTACGGTTTTCAAAAGAAAACAAGATATGGATGTTGCTAATTCGGTTTTGTATCTTATGGAACATAGAGAGAACATTGATAACTTCAATAAGAAAGCTCTATACATTATGATTAGAGAAATGACCAATTCAAATACACAACACATTACTCGTGTTGTCAATGTGATGAAGAAACATCACGTTAATCTACAATACAATTACTTAACTACTGGTTCAATAGAAACCAAATTTACAGGTAGTTGGGATAATCTATAAAACAAAAAAGGGGCGATATTCTCGCCCCCTTTTAATTCCACCTTTATTCTTTTTTACTTATTAAGTAATCCCAACACTACTAATAGTGCTATAAATCCAGCGAATCCACTTGTTGCAAACAAATTCACTAAACCGATAAGATTACCAATAATGTCCATACCGAAGAACCCGCCAACAAATATTAGTTGAACAAGTACCCCAAGACCAATAACGTGATATAACAGGCCTTTTATGCCTGAAACTACATCCATTATCATTGCCATAGTATTTTTCATTTTAGTTTCCCCTTTTTATTTATCTAAAAGACTACAAATTCCGTAGTCGTATAATAACTATTAGCGAATCTAACAAAAATCAAATGATATATAAATATATATCCCTATTTTTTGATATTTACCTATTTATTATTAGATTAAAAACAAGCAAAATTAAGCAAAATTATGTCAACAGATTATGAAATATTCAAAGGAAAAACACTCGGTGATGTGTTCAAAGACATCTATGATAATTCCCATACCAATAAGAAGCAATTAGAAGTATTGATGAAAGAGGTAGTGGGATTTATTAAAGATGGCGATACAGCCGTGCAAATGATTCCTATGTTAAAAGAATACTTAGAAATTAATGTAAAGAACGATGAACAACTCGTCAAATTAGCAACAATCGTTCAAAGAATTACAGCAGCTGAAAAAAGAGTATCAGATGCTGGAGAAGAGTTCGGACTATCCGAATCAGAAAAAGAACAATTGATGGATGCAATAGAAGAAAATGTTCAAGAGTTACAAAACAAGCAAGACGAAATTATTCAAGATATTAAACAGGAAAACTAATGGCTCACATTATTAAAAGGGGTTCTGGTGGAGAACCAAATCCTTTAGATAACCATATACTTACGAGTGATGGATTAAGAAATAAACTTGCGCAATTAGGTGCAGAACACTTATTCTATGAATTAGAAGCATTAGAGGTAATGGATATCTCTGATGATAGAGGAACAATAGTCGGTAGATATGTTGTTTCAGAGGAGGGAGATAGTCCAAGTGAATTACAAGAATTTTTACCATTAAATGCCAATATATTACAGATACCAATAGTTGGCGAAATAGTTCTTGGATTTAATGATAAAACCACTCAACAAAGATATTACTTTGGTAGATTAAATACTGATACTAATAAAGTAAATTTTCAAAACTTTAATAAAAGTAGTGTTGGAGATAAATCAAAAAATGATGATGAAGAAGGTACATTACTAAATAGTAATCGTGAATTGGAACAGTATAGACAAGGTAGATATTTTGTAGATACATCTCCGCCAAAAGTGCCATTTTCCGAAGGTGATACAATCATACAAGGACGATTTGGTAATTCAGTTATTTTAGGTAGTAATCAAATCGAAGGTGAATCTATTTCACCAAACATAAATTTACTAGCTAGTGATTCTTCAATTCAAATGACCACTAACGAAAAGATAGTGTATTCAGAACCCACTTTAAAAGAAGGGCCTGAAATGGGTGGAGAAGATAGTAGAGGATTAAATATAGATTATAACTTACCACAAATTATTTTTGATTCTGATAGAATTATGATAAATGCTAAGTCAGATGATATTGGTATTTTTGCACAACGTGATATATTTATTAAAGGTAATAAAGTAAATATTGAAAATAGTGAAGCGGTAAGTATTGTAACCAACGAAATGGTAACGGATTATTCCAATGGAGTAAAAAAAGATATAAGTGACAAGATAGATGATATAGATAGTGATACAAAGTTATTACCACGAAACATTTTACCAATGGCAGAATCTATGAAACCACATATAGCAAATATTAACAATGGAGTAATATCAGCAGCATCAAAAATATTACCACCCGTAATAGCACCGGGAGTAATAAACCCGCTAAACCTTTCAGGCCATTTACTTGATTTGCAGTTTTTTAATGACCAATTAAAAAAAGTAAAAGACTTTTTTGATTTTAAATGGGTAGATAAAAAAGAATGGAAAACCGTATCGTTGAATCAACTAACTGAAGCACTCGGATTAAATGAGTTAGATTCTCTTCCTGCTAAAAATAAACTCGCGTGGAATGAATTTTTTGACGATATTGATAAAGCAAAATCTAAAGTAGCAAACATACAAGCACAGGCAGCAGCAGCAGCTGTAGCGGTTGCGGCATTAAATGCAGCATTTGATACTATACAACAAGGTGGTGGTTCAACGCAATCAATAATAGAAGCACTTGATGCTTATGAGGCAGACCCAAATAATCCACCATTAGACACAACAGATATTAGAGATGTGATTGCATCGAAGGGTGTTGATACTGAAGATGTAAAAAGATATCTTGACTTTGGTGGTTCACCACAAGTCAGAGAATTATTAATCAGTTCTAAAAAGACAGAACAAGACGCCCAAAAACTATCTTCAATGGGAATAATAGCAGAACTAATTAAACTGGGTGAAAACATATAATTAAACTAAATAGGAGTAGTAATGAATAAGAGTAAGTTAAAAAATATAATTGAATTAGTTGTCCGTAAAGAGATTAAAAAGCAGCTAAGTGAGATATTTATTAATGAAGATAAAGAAATCAAACTATCAGAAGTGATTTCTAAACCAAAACCAAACATAGTAAAGAAAAAAACTAAAAAACAATACACCAAAAATTCAACATTGAATGAAGTATTGAACAACACGAACCCATTAGGACAACAGGCAAAGTCTGATGACTATCCTACATTGGGCGGTGGTGTATTAGGTTCTGACAATATGGCAGAAGTATTGGGTTATGGTAGTTTAGGCGGAGCTCAAAATAAAGAACGAGCACGAGAGATGGCAGCAGTAGATACAATCAAGAAACAAGGTGTTTCAGTAGACCAAGTTCCAGAGGGTGTTCAAGATGCTTTAACTCGTGATTATTCTGGTTTGATGAAAGCAATGGATAAAAAGAAAAAAGGTGAGGGATTTAGACCTTAATAGATAATGGCAAGTGTAAGAGAAATAGATAGAAATGATGATGTATATGTTGGAGTTAGATTTCCACTAGATTATAGTCCAGAGGGATTTTTCTATAAGACAAAAACTATATTAGAACAAGCAAAAGCTAATCTGAGAAATTTATTATTAACATCAAAGGGTGAGAGAGTTATGCAACCTGAATTTGGTTCAACATTAACAGATATCTTATTTGAACAAGGACCAGATGTTCAAAATCAAATAGATGAAGCTATTAGAGACGCAACTTCAAGTTGGTTACCTTATATAAACATAAACGATATAGTTGTGATTCAAGGCGATAGTAATATCGTGGATGTATCAATAGACTTTTCAGTATCATTAGAACCCGATTCTTTTGAAACATTAACATTTAATTTTAATATTGGAGAATAAGAAATGCCGAGGCAAGTAGACTACGGAACAAACAAAAAATTAGTAAAAAAAGAGGTAA